TCCCCGGCGCTGCGCGATCTGGAATCGGCAATCCTGCAGAAGAAGCTTGCGCATGGCGGGCACCCGGTTCTGACAATGTGCGCTGCAAATGCCGTTGTGCAGTCGGATCCGGCAGGCAACCGCAAGCTGACGAAAGACAAGTCCACGGGCCGGATTGACGGCATGGTTGCGTTGGCGATGGCGGTGAGCGTGGCGGCGACTGAGGAACGTGATGCGGGGCCGTCCGTGTATTCCGAGCGTGGCGCACTGGTAATCTGAAAGGCAAGCGCATGGGATTAATGAATTGGCTGCGCGCGCCTCGGTCTGCGGTGCAGCAGAAAAACGCTGGCAAGGACATCAGCACGCCTCACGATCTGGCGGAGTGGATACGGCAGACGTCTATGGGCAGCGCTTCTGGTGTGAATGTCACGCCCGCATCAGCTATGCGTGTCGCGGCGGTTTATGCCAGCGTGCGCCTTATTTCTGGCGCGGTTGCGAATTTACCACTGCATGTTAAGGAGCGTGTCAGTTCGGAAATTCGGGAGGACCGTGCGGAGCACCCACTCTGGAAAGTGCTGCGGCGCAGGCCCAATGCTTGGCAGACACCATCCCAGTTTCGCCGCCAGATGCAGGCGCATCTTCTGTTGCGCGGGAACGCCTATGCGCTAATCGTCCGGTCGCGCGGAAATATCGCTGCGCTGTTGCCGCTCGACCCGGATCGCATGGCGGTCAAGCAATCTGATGATATGACGCTGATCTATGAGTATCAGCGAAGGGACGGCAGGCATGTGCATCTCGCGCAAAGCGATGTGATGCACATGGTCGGGCTGACGCTCGACGGTGTGAACGGCGTTTCGGCTATCACTTATGCGCGCGAAACGATCGGGCTAAGCCTGGCTCAGGAAAAGCACGGCGCGCATACGTTCAAGAACTCGGCCCGGCCCAGTGTGGTTTTGAAACACCCCGGCAAGCTGGGCAAGGAGGGGTTGGAAAACCTCCGCGCCAGCCTCGATGAATACCGCTCCGGCGGTGAGAGTGAGGGCAAGGCCCTTATTCTTGAGGAGGGAATGGACACCCAGCAGCTTTCAATGACGGCAGAAGATGCGCAGTGGATTGAAAGCCGTAAATTCTCACGCACTGACATTGCGATGTTCTTTGGCGTCCCGCCGCACATGATCGGCGACACGGAGAAGTCCACGAGCTGGGGGACGGGAATTGAACAGCAATCCATCGGGTTTGTGACTTACACGCTCGAGGATCACCTGACTACTTGGGAAGAAACGATCAACCGGGATCTGATTACGGACCTCCGGATTTACGCGCGATTCAATCGCAAGGCGCTGGTTCGCGGCGACATCAAGACCCGGCAGGCGTTCTACGTCTCGATGATGCAGTGGGGCGTCTATTCACCAAATGAAATCCGGGCTCTTGAAGATGAAAACCCGCGGGATGGCGGCGACGTTTACTACGACCCGCCCAATACCGCTGGCGGACAAGGAGAACAGAATGACGATCAAGCCGATTCCGGAGATTAAAGCCGCCCGGCTTCCCGATGCCTTCGCGTTTGAGGCCGATGCCGATGCTGTGGGTAAGTGGAATAGCGGCATCGAGGCCATGCAGACGCCGGAAAACACGATCAGCATTCTTGACGTGATCGGCGAAGACATATTCGGAGAGGGCGTGACGTCGCGCCGTGTTTCCGCCGCCCTTCGGCGCATCGGCGATCAGGAGGCCTTTGTCGACATCAACTCGCCCGGCGGCGACTTCTTTGAGGGCGTGGCCATATACAACATGCTTCGCCAGCACAAGGCTCGCGTGAATGTCCGCATTCTCGGTCTCGCAGCCTCAGCGGCCTCAATTATCGCAATGGCAGGTGATGAAATTTTGATCGGCTCGGCCGGTTTCATAATGATTCACAATGCCTGGGTGGTTGCGGTTGGAAACCGTCATGACATGCGCGAGGCAGCAGAGGTTCTTGAGCCGTTTGATGACGCAATGGCCTCAGTTTATGCCGGGCAGGCGGGCGTTGAAAAGAGCCAGGCCGCCGAATGGATGGACAATGAGGCATGGTTTAACGGCGATCAGGCGGTTTCCGCAGGGCTTGCCACGGGTCTGTTTCCCGCAGATGCAGTCATGGAGGGCGCGCCAAAAACCCGTGCCGGACAGAATTCCACCAGGAAGGTGGATACTTTGCTGGCAAAAGCTGGCATCACACGCTCTGAACGCAGGACGCTTTTGAGCGAATTGAAGGGCGCTACGCAAGACGCTGGCGCGGAGGTCACGCACGACGCTGACAATGATTGGGCGAAAGCCGCCCGTGAATTCATCAACTCAATCAGGTCATAAAGGAGTATCCCATGATCCACATGAAGAATCCGCGCAAGGCGCGCGGCATTGTCGCTGTGCGTGCAGATGCCAGCGGCGACCCCAAGGCTATTCTGGCCGAAATGCAGTCAGCATTCGAGGCGTTCAAGGCTGAGCGCGACGAAGAGCTGGTAGCGATCCGCAAGGGTCAGGAAGATGTTGTGAAGACAGAAAAGGTTGACCGCATCAATTCCGAGATCACCACGCTTCAGAAGTCGCTCGATGAAATCAACCAGACGGTTGCCGCGTTGCGCGTCGGTTCTGGCGCTGGCGATGTCCGCGATCCGGCCAAGGTTGAACATGCTCAGGCGTTCACCAAGTGGTTCCGCAAGGGCGACCGCGCCGTTGACGCTGATCTGCATGATCTGGAAATCAAGGCCGCGCTTTCGACGGACAGTGATCCTGATGGCGGCTATCTGGTGCCGGAAGAAATGGCCACCGAGATCGACCGCGTGGTCGGCACGGTTTCGGTCATGCGTGATCTGGCTACGGTTCTGCCAGTCGGTACCGATACTTATAAAAAGCTGGTCGGCCAAGGCGGCACCGGCTCCGGCTGGGTGGGCGAAAAGGACGCCAGGACAGAAACCAATACGCCGACCCTGCGCGAGCTGATCTTCAACGCTCAGGAGCTGTATGCCAATCCGGCAACAACTCAGAAGGCGCTGGACGATGCCCGCATGGATATTGCCACTTGGCTGGCGAATGAGGTCTCTATCGAATTCGCTGAACAGGAAGGCGCGGCCTTTGTCACTGGAAACGGTGTGAACAAGCCGCGTGGCATTTTGGGGTATGACACGGTTGCCAACGCCTCCTATGCGTGGGGCAAGATCGGGTTTGTGAAGTCCGGCGTTGCTGCGGCGCTTACCGATGGCTCCAATAACGGTTCTGACGCGATGATCAGCCTCTATTACGCGCTGAAGCAGCAATATCGCAATGGTGCGACATGGCTGGCTTCCGATGCCACGATGGAGACGGTTCGCAAGTTCAAGGATGGCGACGGCACCTATCTATGGTCGCCTGCCACGGCGGCTGGCGAGGTTCCCACCTTTCTGGGTAAGCCGATCCGCACCGATGACAACATGGATGCGGTCGGCGCGGGTAATTTCCCGATTGCTTTCGGTAACTTCCAGCGGGCCTATCTGATCGTTGACCGCTTTGGCACCCGTGTTCTGCGAGATCCGTTCACCAACAAGCCTTACGTCCACTTCTACACGACGAAGCGTGTTGGCGGCGGTGTGCAGAATTTTGAGGCACTAAAGCTCTTGAAAGTCGCTGCATAGCGATTGATCCGGCAGGCCGGTTCATTCCGGCTTGTCACTTCCCTGATTTCCGCGAAAGGAAAAAACGATGAAAGACTCACATTCTGGTGTGAAGGTGGTGGTTGCGATTGCGGCTGCCGCTCTAACCGCGGACAACACGCCTCCGGCTGTTGATCTGCAAGATTTCAACTCTGCTGAAATCATCCTCGCCATCGGCGTGGGTGGCATTACGTTCAGCGGTGCCAACAAGATTGAGTTCAAACTTACGCACAGTGATGATGACTCGACCTATGAAGCAGTTGATGCCGGTGATGTTATCGGCGTGGCCAGTGTCGGCACCGGCGGGACTGTCAAGTCGCTGACCGCCGCTCACGCTGTGGCGGCGGCCTATCGCTTTGGCTATGTTGGCGGCAAGCGGTATATCAAGCTGCTGGCCGACTTCTCCGGCACGCACGGCACGGGCACTCCGATTGCTGCGACCGCAGTACTCGGCGCGCCTTATGATGCGCCAGTCGCGGATCAAATCTGATGATCCGGCCCGTCCGGGTGTCCGCTCCGGCTGAAACGCCGGTGAGTCTTGCGGAAGCCAAAGCCCATTGCCGGGTCACGCACAGCGATGATGACGCATTTATCACCGCTTTGATTGATGCGGCCGTGGCGCACCTGGACGGGTATACCGGTATTCTCGGCCGCTGTCTGGTCGATCAGGAATGGCGGCAGAATTACGAATGCTGGGAATGGCGGTTCAGGCTGCCATTCCCGGACGTTTCGGCGGTCACGGTGACGTATCAGGACACCGACAATTCGGCGCAGACCGTGGCGTCCAGCGGGCTCGAAATTATCGAAGACGCATTGGGCGCGATGATCGTGTTTAATGATGCCTTCGAGGCGCCTGCGCTTTACACCGATGCTGTGGCCCCCATTGCTGTCGTGTTTACGGCGGGTTTCGGCGCGGCGTCTGCGGTGCCGGAACCAATCAAGGCCGCAGTCAGACTCCTGGTTGGGCACTGGTATGACAACCGGGAGTCCATATCGGCGGGGCCTGGGCTATCCGAGCTGCCGATGTCGGTTCAGTCGCTTGTCACGCCCTACCGCCGTGGCATCATCTAGAGGAGGCCCTGATGGTCTGGTTCAAGTTCGAGACGGATTACAACTTTACGCCGGATGCGGAATACCGCGTCACGGTGGCTTATAAGGCTGGTCACGTTATTCAGGTCACGCGCGAGTGCGCCGACAAGGCCGAGGCTGCCGGGGCCGGGAAGCGCACCACGAAACCCAAAGCGGTAGAGCCGGAAGCGGTAGAGCCGGAGGCCGATGGTGGCTAAGACTCCCGGCGCTGGCGAATTGAGAGAGTCTGTTTTCTTCGAGCGCAGAGAAAATGTTAGCGATGGTTATGGCAATACGGTTTCAGGCGACTTTGCGCGGCTCTACCCCCCGTCGGGTGGCGTTCCGGCGAAGATCATGCCGATGCGTGGCGGGGAGACTGTGCTGGCGCAGCGTTTGGCCGGGACGGCGATGTATGAGATAACGGTTCGCAATGACAGCGGTCTGGCGGGCCTGCTGCCGTCTGACCGGGTAGTTGATGCCAGATCGGGTGAGATTTACAATATCCGCGTGCACGTGAACCCCGACATGCGCGGGCGGTTCATTGCCCTGACCTGTGAGCGCGGAGTGGCGACGTAATGGCTGATCCTGTCGATCTGCTGATTCAGGGCGCATTCGTGGCGCGGCTAAAGGCTGATGCCGCCGTAGGCGCATTACTGGGCGACCGCGTTTATGACCGGGTGCCAAGCGGTGTTGTATTCCCGTATCTGACAATCCGCATCCCGCAAGTGATTGACGAGGAGAATAGCTGTTCACTGAACGAGCGGGTGGTTATAGAGATTCACGCATGGTCCCGGTCGCCCGGCTTTGTCGAGTGCCGCCGCATGATCGGGGCTGCAAAGGCCGCGGTCCGGTCGAGCGCGCTCACCGTGACGGGACATAATCTGTCTCTGCAGACCGTGGAGCAGACACGCTATCTGGACGATCCGGACGGGCTGACCGCTCACGGTGTCGTCACATTCGACTTCGAGACGAATCCAACGTCTTGATCCGGCCCCTGACCGTGCCTTGGGCAAGCACTGACTGCGGCGTCATCACGACGCCGCATCCCATAGATGGAGCCTCTCATGGCTATTACTGTTGTTCCTGCCGGTTCGCAGGTTCTGATCAAGGTTGGCGACGGTGGAACGCTGGAAAACTTCGCGCATCCCTGCCTTCTCAATCTGTCCCGCGACATCTCCTATTCCCACAATTACGAGGAAGACGAGATTCCCGATTGTGATACCCCGGCTAAACCTCACGCCATTCACCGCCAGGTCCGTTCGATTGACCTGACCGTGACGGGATCCGGCAAACTGGATGCCGCCGGGATTGACGCCTATCTCGACTGGTGCGCCGAAGGTGCGCAGAAAAACGTGATGCTTCAAATTGGACCGTCTACGTCCGGGCGGACCATTACCGGCGCGTTTTATTGCCAGTTCAGCGTGACGGGCGAAGTCAAGAAAAACGCTGACTGCTCGATCACCCTCACGCCGGTTAATACCGGAGACTTGACGATTGCGGCTGTCTCGTAATGAGCCGCAGTGGCAAGTTTGACGCCACGTTCGGAGACGGAAGGCATTGCTTCCAGCTACGCTTGGGCGAGCTGGAAGAACTTCAGGAGAAGTGCGATGCCGGGCCGCCCCTGATCCTAGCCCGGCTGGGTGCGGGACAATGGCGAACCGGTGATGTGCGCGAAACGGTCCGGTTGGGCCTGATCGGCGGCGGCATGAAGCCGGTCGAGGCGCTGGCCCTGGTCGAGCGGTATCTTGATCAGCGTCCCGACTGGATGGAGAACGCCTTGCTGGCACGTGGCGTTCTCGCGGCGGCACTGATCGGCGTCGAGGATGAAGCCTTGGAAAAGCCGGAGGGGGAGGGGGAGACGGCGACCTTCTCCCCAACGGCAAATGGCGATGGGCTCCTGTCTGGGGATCAGCCGCCGCCATTGGCCTCCAAAGGCCGGAAAGAATGAGCCTGTGGCGGTTTCAGGCGGCGATTGCCGGATGGCTCAAGGCTCATGCGGCAAAACCGAACGCAACCCCGTCCGATGATGATTATGAACGTGCCCTGCTGGAAGACGCACGGGCCGAGCTGGCGCGAAGGGCTGCGTAATGGCGAAGATACAGGGTCTCGACAGCCTCAACCGGAGGTTCCGCGAAATGATACCGGAAGCCAAGGACGCTTTCCGCAAGTCATTACAGCAGGGGGCTGAGGAGATTGTCGCTTCGATGCGGGCGCTCGCGCCCGTTGATGATGGTGCTTTGAAGGCGTCTATTCGCTGGACCGCCGACACGACCGGCAAGGACTCCAAAGGTGATGAGGGGCTTCGCTACTACATTATCGCGGGGGGGCGAGGCGTCAATTATGCAGCCTACGTCGAGTTCGGCACTCAGGACACGCCCGCCAATCCGTTTTTCTTCCCGGCCTACCGGCTGATGCGCAAGCGCGTCCGGGCTCGTGTCGGACGCACGGTCGGCAAAGCCATCCGCGACAGTTTCAAGCGAGGATCATAGCATGGCAGACGATACTCGCGCCCTGATTGTCGCGCTTGAAGCGCGCATCGGGCAATATGAGCGCTCGATGCGCAGGGCGCAGGGCCAAACCAATTCCGCCGCACGCCGTATTGAGGGCCGGTTCGAGCGGATGAACCGGGGCGTTACTCAATCTTTTCGCCGCATGAGCAGGGTGGCTACTGGCGCGCTGGGCGCGCTGGGCGTCGGGTTGGGGGCGGCTGCGTTCGCGAATCTGGTCAGGGGCTCCTTGCAGGCCGCTTTGGCACTTGAAGACACCGCTGCCCGCGTGGCGTTTACGGTTGAGCAGTTGCAGGAATTGCGCTTTGCTGCGGATCAAAACGGATTTAGCACCCGCACGCTGGACCTGGCGTTACAGCGCTTTAGCCGCCGAACGGGCGAGGCTGCGCAGGGAACGGGCGAGCTGTTCCAGACCATTCAGCAACTCGGCATTTCACTTCGGAACGCCGATGGGTCGATGCGGTCGTCCTATGAAATCCTGCTCGACTATGCCGACGCCATCCAGAACGCCGAAAGCGATCAGGAGCGTTTGCGCCTCGCGTTCAAGGCGTTTGATAGTGAAGGTGCGCAGCTTGTCACGGTGATGGCGCATGGCCGTGATGGCGTCATGGGGTTCGGACAGGCCGCACGTGAGGCCGGGGTAGTGATGGATCGTGATTTGGTGCGGCGGGGCGCGGAAGCCAATGCGCGTTTACGAGAGATGGAGCAGATTATCACGACGCAATTGCAAAGCGCTGTTCTGGAAAATACTGAAAACTTGATGATTTTTGTAGAAAATCTAGGGGATGTTGCAAAGGTTGCTATCGAGGCGGCAGCGGCGATGACGCAGTTTGGACGTGATACTGCGACGGCTATCGGGGAGACGTTGCAATTCCTGAGGTTAATACCCGATCCCGAACGTGATGTGATTCCCGCGCAAAACCCGAGGAGGCAGGGCGAAGCGCTGGCTGCAATAGCCGAAATCCTTTCCGGTCCATCCTTCAACGCGCGGGAGTTTGAAACCGCGCTTCGAGATGTCGGGTATGCAGGCGCAACAGCGCTGGCAGACGAGTTTAACGCAGCGCTGGAATCGGGACTTCCGTTCGACGGGCTGCTTGAAGACATGCAAGCCCGGATCGCCGAGATGTCTGCCAGCCGCATAAATCTTGCCAACATGTTTGAGAACGAGCAGGTTCTTGCAGCGATGGAAATTATTAGGAACCCGTTTCGAGGCCTGTCGCCGCCATCAGCCACATCAGGCGGGCCGGTCCGGCCGGGTGGCGGTGACGGGATCGGTGACGCCGCGGAAATTACATCCGAGCAGATCGGCCAGATGTATGCGGCTATTGCGGGCAAGCTGGCGGATAGTGAACAGGAGTTTCTCGACTTCCTTCAAACCACCGAGGATGCTGTTGCAGAGACCCGTGAAGCCTCTCTTGCGCTCGCCGGCCGGGAGTTGGATGCTCAGCTGGCCATTGCGCGGGCACGCGGCGATGGCGAGCTTGTCCGGTCCCTTGAACGTGAGCTTGATGTCCGCAGGCAGATTGCCGACTTGACCGCGCTGGGCGTGAGTGCCGAAAAGGCCGATGCGCTTGCCAATCAAAACGCTGATGCCCTCGACATCGCCGAGCGGCAAGGCGAGTTCCGGGAAGCCTTCCGCACAGCTTTCAGTGAGGGAATGCTTGCCGCATTGCAGGGCGATCAGGAAGCGTTTCAGCAATGGATACGGGACGGCGCAACGCGCGGCCTTGAGCAAGCCCTGAACAATCTGGCCGACCTGCTATTCGATCTGCTCTCGAAAGCGGGCAGCGGCGTGGGCGGAGGCAACGGCGGCGGGGTCGGTTCGGTCCTGTCCGGTGTCGGTCGTTTCTTTGGGTTTGGCGGCGGCAAGGCGGCGGGCGGGCCTGTCTCTCCGGGCCGGTTTTACACAGTGGGCGAGCGCGGGCCGGAACGGTTTGTGCCGGACGTGCCGGGCGTAATTGTCCCGGCCCAGGTCGGGCAGGGTGCTGCTTCGCGTGTAAATATCATTCAGGAGTTCCATCTCCACGCCGAAGGGGCCGTGATGACAGAGCATCTATTGGCAGAGATGGACGCCAAGGCGGCCAATGCAGGAGCTTTGGCGTTAAGCCAGTCCCGTGCCGATCTGACGGAAATCCGGCGCAGCCAGAGCCGGAGGTTCTGACATGGCCTTCATCGACCTGCCGGTTGGCTGTGTTGCTGATTACAAAGGCCAGCTAGTTCCCCGTGCAGCGCGTAGCCGTTCCGCGTTCGGAACGGGTGGCAGCAATATCTCCCGGCTGGGCCGTCACTGGCAATTCGAGGTCCGGCTTCACAAAATGTTGCAGGACGATGCGATCAAATGGGATTCCCGGCTATCCAATGATACGGGCGACGGTCATCGCTGGACGATCCCGCAAGGCAATCTGATCTCCGGTCCGGAAGGCGCGCCGCTTGTTGCCGGGGCAAATCAGCAGGGAACGACGCTGAATATCGACGGGGCCGCGCCCGGTCTGGTGATTCCGGAAGGGGCGTTCGTGTCGACCATCACGAATGGCCGCCGCTATGTGCAGCGGATGGCTGCTCAGGTGACGGTCAGCGGCGGCGGCACGGCGGCGCTGACATTCACCGCGCCGATGCGGGTTATTCCCGGCGACAATAATGTTGTCGAGATCAAGTCGCCGAAGGTCGAGGGGCTGATCGAAGACTTTGACGGACTGAGCGTGTCGGTCACGCTGGCACGGTATATTACTGATGGCGCAACTTTTATTATCCGGGAGCGTGGCTAATGGACGCCCTGAACATCGCCGCTTGGCAGACGGCCAATCCTCATGCCTTTCTGGCTATAGAGCTGGCGCTTTCCGGAGAGACCTTGCGCCTGACCAGCGGCGGAACCGTGACCTTCAACGGCCAGACATGGGTGCCGGAGCATGATGATTACGGCCTGTTCAGCTATATCGGGGCCATTCAGGACGGTGATACGGGCTCTGCCAATGCACCGGATATAGGGTTCGAGCCGTTCACCGATGGCGGCATGACGGGCCTGACCGCAGCAGAGGCGCAGGGCTCGGCATACACGGTTTATTGGGGTCTGGTGAATCCGGCATCCGGGGCCGTTATCGGTGCGCCGGTTGAGCTGTTCACGGGCCGACTGAACGTATCCAAACCGTCATTCGGGGAATCAAGCCGGTCGCTCACCCTGACCACCTACACCGAGGAGCAGTTCCAGCTGATCTTTGAAGGCGTCCGGCTGGCGGATCATTCCGTCATTGCCCGGACCATGCCGGACACCACCCGCAAGATTTACTGGATGATGAATGAACCCCGGCCCGCTGGCGGTGGTGGCGGCGGTGGCGGTGGTGGCGGCGGTGGTGGTGGTGGCACACGCGGTGGCGGTGGCCCTGGCGTCAATAACGAGTTCTTCTGATGGTGGATCGGCAAAACCATCTTCTTGTCCGTGACCGTGTGGTCCGCGAGTGCGTCGCGCGTTTCAACAAAAAGCGCCGCCAATACGGGTCTGTTGATTGCGTGAAATCGGCGGCCTTTGTGATTCGCAAGGCGGGCGTGAAGATACCCTATCTCAAAGGCAAGACCTATGGCACGAAGAAGCGCGCGGCGGAGTTGTTGCGCGCGACCGGCCATGCTACGCTTGTCGAGGCAATGGATGCGCTCGGGCTGGAACGCATTGCCCCGGCGGCCACGCTGCCCGCCGACATCATCGCCCTGCCCGTCCCGGCAGACGATCCTTTCGGTGCCTCCCTTCTGATTGTTCACACGTCGAACGCCCGCCGGGCCTTCGGGTTTGACCCGCTGACACATCAGTTCGAGATCGGTGTGCCGGATCTATCCGCCTGTCTGGCTGCATGGAGAGTCCCGCATGGCTAGTGCAATTATCGGCGGGTTTACGGCGATTGCTGGCGCGGTGACGGGCGCTACGGCGGCTGTGACGGGCAGTGCAGCCTTGGCGGCGGCGGTAGGCAATGCCGTCATCGGGGCGGGCACATTTCTTGCCTCGTGGCAAGGCGCGTTGCTTGTCTCGCAGATCGCGGCGGCCACGCTGCTGGCTCCCGATGTCAACCGGGAGGGCAGTCCGACCGAATGGCGGCCTGACCCTGATGCAGGGATTCCGGTCATCATGGGCCGCGCCGGGTTTTCCGGCCGCATCATCCACATGGATGAACACGGCGATTCCAACCGCTATCTGACGACCGTCAATCTTCTGTCTGTTGGGCCGGTCAATGGCGAGGAGAAGTTGCGGGCCGATCGCGTTGACGTGACGTTCGGCGCTGGCACGGTGGCTACCAGCCCGGCTGAATACGCCAACAAGATGTGGCGCGTGACTTCGCTGGGCCTGAAAACCCAATCGACGGCCTTCACGCCGCCCACGCTTCTGAAAGACAGCCCCGGCATTGCCGGTTGGGATGCCAATTCGATCCTGCCGGGCCTGGCGCATTCGGTCTGGACACTGCAACAGGATTCCAAGTTCAAAAGCTATCCGGCAGGTGCACCGGCACCGCTCTGGATCATCCAGGGCACAAAACTCTATGACCCGCGCAAGGACTCCACCTATCCCGGCGGCTCCGGCTCGCATCGGCTGGACGATGAATCGACGTGGGAATATACTGAAAACCCCGGCCTGCACGCTCTGGCGTGGGGTCTTGGTTATGCAATTACCGACCCGAATACGGGCGATGAGCTGACCATTGGCATCGGGGCAAGCCTGTCCTCGATTAACGTCCCGGCACTTATCGAGCTGGCCAATGTCTGCGATACAAACGGCTGGAAGGTATCGGCTGTCGCGTCCTCACGCGATGACAAGCATCAGGTTCTCAAGGCCATTCTGCAATCGGGCGGTGCGCGGTATGATAGTCTTGGCGGCAAGATCAGTTGCGTAGCCCGTACGCCGCGCACATCCGTTGCCACGATCAGTGCCGCCGATACGGCAGGTCCGTTCGAGATTGATGTCAACGCCGACCGTCTGACCCGCAAGAACACCATCATTCCCCGCTGCGTTCAGGAAGATCACGAATGGCAGATGACGGTTCAACCCGTTGTCACCGATGCCTCCTATGTCACGGCAGATGGTGGCGAGCTGCGTCATACGCTTGATATGCCCTATGTGGCCGTCAAGGCAGATAACAGCAACAAGGACCAGCCAGCCGAGCTGGCCGCCTATGCGCTAGTTGATAGCCGGGAAAGTATCGCCGGGTCTGTTCCGCTTATGCCGCACATGGCCCAGATCGAGCCGGGCGACATTTTCACCGTCACTGAACCGGGTTTTCTTCTCGACGGGGTAGAGCTGCAATGTGTCCGCCGGACGATTGATCCCGTCAATAACGTGGTCACGATTGCGTTTATTTCCGAGAGCGCTGGCAAGCATGATTATGCGCTTGGTAAAACACAGACGCCGCCGACGCCCCTCGGACTGAGCGCTCCTGACATTCGCACGGTTGCGGCACCGGCGCCCGACGCCTTTAACGCATTTGCGGGAACGGATCGCCAGCCCACGATAGTGGTGACGGCGGCAGATGCTGACGAAGCCTACAGCGCTTTCATTATCCAGCTCAGGACCGTAAATGATCCGGAGACTGGCCTGCCGTGGGCGGATGCCGATGCGGGCTGGGAGACAATGGGCGAATATGACATCGCAACGGAGCGGGTGCTTTTAACCGGTGTTGAGCCTGAAACCGCCTATCAGCCAGCGATCCGCTATGTGAACGAATTCGGGATCGCAGGCGAGCGCCTTGTGCTGGCGTCCATTACGACCGGTGATCTGAATGCGACTCTTGTCGGTAGCCGCCCCTCGCAGGACATATTTGACGACTTCGAGAATCTGGCAGAGGCGGTGCTACGCTCGAACCGTGGATATTCGGATGTTCAGCGGTATCTGGAGGAGCAGACCTTCACGGCGGACGGCCAGACGGTCAAGGCGGCGTTGATCGAGGAAAGCGGTGTGCGGGCCTCTGCGATAGATGCGGAGGCGGCGGCGCGTCTGGCACTGGCCACGGTGGTGGGCGATAATCAGGCGGCGTTTCTCAATGAGGTCCAGGTTCGATCAACCCTGACCGATACGTTCGGCGGGTATTTCACCCTTCTGGGTGCGGTCTCTGGCGATCAAACGGCGTGGGTGCTGAACGAATCCACGGTGCAGACCGGATCGCGCGGGCTGCTGGCCACCTATTTCGCGGGTCTCGAAACCACTGACGGGACCAACACCACGCAAATCAGCCTGGCTTTTTCCGCGATTGGGGATCAGGAGGCGCGTGCCGCACTGGAGGTGAACGTCAACGGCATTATTACCGGCATCGAGATTGACGGTATCACGCAAGAATTCATCATCAGCGCGGCGGCTCTGAAACTGCAATCCCTGACGGCGGGCGGCGATCCGTGGGTGCCGTTCACGATTGACGGCACATCGGGGGCCGCGACCTTCGGGGATACGATTCAGCTGGTGCCAGCGCAGAAGCTGATCCGGTTTGCGGGATCGGCGCTGGGCGCGGATTCCGCTGTATCCTTCGGCTCGTCATTCGGCACGGACAATCTGATTGCATGGCTGGGGCCGAAAACGACCGCCGCCGGTTCGGAGCTGAAAGCGGACGGCTTGTTCTGGATCGACGATCAGGCCAATGCCTTCTTCGGAGGCGAGGTCAGCGCGCGCTACTTCTCACAGGTCAGTGGAGCCTTTACTGAAACCGACCCGCGCCCGCCGCACACCACGACCTATGCGCTTTGGGCTACGGTGACAATCCCGAACGCTGACAAGGGCGGGGTGTTGCAGGTCAATGGCAAGTTCTTCGCAATAAACACAACTTCACCTTATGCC